TTTTTACCTCATCAATTTAGTTGTTAAAAACAAGGCGAATATAAACTATATTTTAATTGCGTCAACAACTTTTTTTAATTTTTTTTAATCTTCATAAATATCAAACCAAGCTGGCGGCCTTGTAAATTGCCATTTTGCAAAGCTTCTTTTCTCTCCCAAGTAATAGTCTATGTAAGCTTCTTGGGTTGGACTAATTGATTTTAGGGATGGGCTGACAATTTTGTATTGTTCAGGCATACATTGTGGGGGATCATAGAATTTTTTTTGCTCAATGTTTTTGGGAAGGGCTGACAATTTTGAAAGTAAACCTGACATTTCTACTTTGTGTGTTTTCTTGTATCTCAAAGTGTATTGAAAGCAGAGTTCATCCAACAATTTGTGTAGCCATATATAATTACCTGACCCACTCCTAGCCCATACAGCGCAGGGGTGGTTTTTGTATGCTGACTTGTACAGGTCTTTGAATTGCACTCTGTCACCATCAAGTTCATGGTGTGCTGTACATAACAATTGAGCACTCTCAAGAACCATCTTGACAACATGTTTGTCGCAGTGCCAAGCGGCACAGGTGGTTGGGTGGTCATGCAGAAAAAAGATATTCATTGTGTGTTCCATCTGACAGTTAAGTTATTATCAAATACTTTTAAAAATCTATGCTTTTGTGATCTTTTTCTCCACTCGCCTTCCAAATTCTTAACTGAACCACGAGAGTGTTTTACATATGTGCCATCATCTTTTTTAATCCAGAAATCTGACTTTTGGTCTGTTAGTCCATAATAACCAAACCCTAAAGCTTTGTAAACAACCCCATCGTGATAATCATTATCTGCGTAGCTGAGTATAGCTCTTACTTCATTATTTTTTCTAAGTGATTTAATTGCTCTGGACACAAACCAAGAGGCTAAATTGTGTTCTTTTGCTTGATGATCTGGATGTAAGACCAACCTTGACAACTCGTACAAGCCATTTTGTTTAGTCCTATCTAAACCAAACATTCCCTTGGCTAGTTCTGGAACTGGTAGTCCAGTAAATATACATACACCAACTATTTCTTTTTTATATAATAAACCATAGTTGGAACCAGACTTAAATCCACGAGATATGTTAGTTAGGTAATGATGTTTCTGTAATAAATATTCACAATCTTTTTTGTTAATAACTTTGAGCATATAATCTTTTTTACTCATAGTACTTCTCTTTGATTTATTTATTTTTCATCCATCACCTTAGTTACAACCCACCTTCCACGTTCATGTAAGTATTCCCACCTTTTAGCCGCACTAGGATGCACAAGACCTAGTTCAGTGTCATACTTCCATTCCCACTGAATATATTTACCATCAGAGGCTCTGCGTACAACCTCTGGAAAAGGACGTTTGTTTTTCTTTTTGTTATATTTTTTTTGATGCATCTTTAATCTCACCTGTTGAAAGATTGTAATAAACTAAGCTAACATTCAAATCTTTTTGTATAGGATTTAATACACGATTAATAAATGTGTTTGGTTTTTTAGCTTTACTTGATCTAAAAGACATAGTTTTTACTTCTATTAATCTAATATTTTTAGTCTCTGGATGTATGGCTACAAGATCAACAGGACCAACGTTGTTAGTCTCGTGATATACGTAATATCCTTTGTCTACAAAATGTTTCATTACAGCTAGTTTTGATTGCATACCTTTTTTGTGTTTAATGTTCATAACAATGCTCTCTTTAATCTTTCTACAGATAACTCATGTTGTGTCAATTTATCCATACCAAACTTTTTTTGATTAGAATCTGTAAATTTAAACTCTTTTTGAATGCCTTGCAAGTGAATTGTAAATGCACACATTTTAGCTCTGTATTTTATTCCTATCGCTGAACCAACTGTTATATTAGCTAATTTAGCCACTTGTTTTGTGGTATATCCTTCTTTAAATAAACCACAAACTTTTTGTTTAAATGCTTCTGAATGTATGGGCCTCATATCATTACTCCACAAATTCATGTGTTATACCATCAACCGTGACACTCTCTAAAGTATCTAAGTTTACATTTCTGTAGCCTTTACTTTTAGTGTCGTACATAGTCAGGTATTTGGTTGCATCATTGCAGTTTATACCACCTTTTAGATGTTTGTTTACACCAAGCCTACCGTTCATGTGTCTCACAGTTCCATCTGATTTAACAAAGGATACAGAAAAGAACCTGTCTCTGACAGTTGACTCTACAATTCGTTTAGTCATTTCAGTAGTTTTTGGTTTTGGATATTGTATTTTTATGTTTTGCATTGGATGACTCCAATTAATAGTTAAAGGGAATATCCTTGTAGCATAAATAAAATAGTTTATCAATAACTAATTTTGTTTAGGTAAATAAAAATAATACTAGACAGGTGTTTTTTCATATGATATTAGACTATTTGTCGATTGGCAATAACAATATTATTATAATAACAATCAGGTAATATTATGAATAATAGAATAAAAGAATTTATATCTACTGAGTATATACCAGTAGGTATATCTAATAGATATGATTGTCCTATATGTAATGGAACTAATACTTTATCAGTAACTAACTTTGGTAATGAGATTAAATATTATTGTTTTCATTCAGATTGTAGTAGAGGTGGAGTAATTAAAGAAGGATTGAGTGACAATTCTTTTGAGACTAGTAGTAGTATTGTAAAAGATAAACCTAGTTTTGATATACTAACTTATAAAGACAATTTCAGTTTAGCATTAATCAGTAGACCAGAATGTATAGATTATTTAGAAAATAATAATTGTTGGGAAGCATGGTGGAATAACAGGGCAGATATAAGATATGATTTCAAACAAAACAGAATGGTATTTATAATAAATGAAGGTAGTAAAATAGTTGATGCTGTGGGTAGAGCACTTGGAGACAAACTACCAAAGTGGTACAGGTATGGTAACTCTGGTGCTCCTTTTGTTTGTGGTAATCGTTCTACGGCAGTTTTAGTTGAAGATGCGGCATCAGCTACGGCTGTATCAAGTTTTGCCACAGGGGTTGCAATGCTTGGAACTAATTTATCTGAAAAAGCTATTAGTAAACTTTCATCATACAAAAAAGTTTTAGTTTGTTTAGATGAAGATGCCAGTGATAAAGCCATTCACATTGCTCAAAGATTACATTGGGTAGTAGAAAAAGTTGAAATTAGAATATTAACTCGTGATTTAAAACGTTTAAAAACCAATGAAGCTAAAAAGGTATTAAAATTAGATGATTGATAAATCAGTAATAGTTGCGTGTTTAAAAAAAGACAATTACAATCGTGTATCAAATTTAATTAAGAAGGATTACTTTCCAAAAGAGATAGGAACAATTATTGATGTAATTAATAAATTACATAAGAAATATGACAATGACATATCTCTTGAGGATGTTATGCTATCTCACAGAGATTCGTTTCCTGCAATGCCAGAGGCTACAAGACTGAGAGTAGAGCGTGATATAAACTCTTTGTTCACCGTAAAAGTACAGGACGAGTTGGTAGCCGACATACTGCACAACTTTTGGAAAAGAACCAAAGCCAAACAAATAGGAGAGCAGGCACTTGACATTTTTCTTGGTAAATCAGGTGACACAAGCCCTTTGCTATCCTCTGTTGAGGACTTAAAGAACAATGAAGTAAAGTTATCAAATACTTACTCAGTTTTAAATGAAGATATTGAGACTAGTCTAAATGAATTTGAACGTGAGCCTGAGTTTAAGTTTCCCTCTCAAATAAGAGATTATGTAACAGGAATTGACAGACAAAACCTTGGAGTTATATTTGCTAGACCAGAGATAGGCAAGACATCATTTGCCGCATGGTTGTGTGGATGGTATGTAAAAAATAATTTAAATGTAGCATATTGGGGGAATGAAGAACCAGTTCGTAAAACTCGCATGAGGGTGGCTAAATCTATTCTTGAATTATCAAGACAAGAAATATTATTAGATAAAAATAAATTCATAGAAAAATATAAATCAGAAGTATTGCCCTACGCTACATTTATGGATTGTGTTGGTACTAGCATACAAGAAATTGAGGACTATTGCTTTCGCAATGAAGTTGATGTAGTGTTTATAGATCAGTTAGATAAAGTTAGAATAGATGGTGAGTTCTCTCGTGGCGATGAAAGACTAAAAGAATTGTATGCTCGTAGCCGTGAGTTAGCTAAAAGAAACAAAGTTGCTGTATGGGCTGTATCGCAAGCCTCTTATGAAGCACATGGTCGTGAAATAATTGATTATTCTATGTTAGATGGTAGTAAAACAGGAAAGGCAGGAGAGGCTGATATAATTATAGGGATAGGTGTATCAGAGCACGAAGATTTTAGAACTTTGAAGTTTTCTAAAAATAAGATCAATGGATATCATGGGTCTATAGTTTTAAGACGAGATGGAGATAGGGATATATTCTTATGATTGTAACAGTTGTCGATATAGAAACAACATTTGATAAAAACAGAAATGTAGTATCTTCACCTTTTTTTGGTGATGAGCTTGTCTACATAGGGTGGTTTAGTTTTGATACAGACTCTTCTGAAACAGAAAGATTAGGTGTATTTTTTAATCACAATCAAAAGGAACCTGAAGAAAACGGACATAAAATTGTACAAGATACACTAGAGGGAACTGATATTCTTGTAGGCCACAACATTAAATTTGATCTTACTTGGATGAGAGAATGTAACTTTAAGTACAATGGTGACATTTTTGACACAATGGTTGCAGAATATTTGCTATCTCGTGGTGAGAAGAAACAGCTTAGTCTGAAAGAATGTTGTGC